TTTGTTCTAGAAACAAAGAAAGGGAAAAGAAAATACACTACTAAGCAGGTTCAGGCTTTTGTAGGTAAGAGTATCCACGAGATGCTTCTTGCTTCTTATTCTCCTCTGAATGATAAGAAAGCTATACAGGCTTTCACTGGGTCCACTGATCTTGATAAGATAACCACTAATGTGTGGAACGCTTTTCAGGAAACTCCCAACTTTGATATGTTCTGGCAGGAAGCTTTCCGAAGTGTTCCTCTGAGAAAAGGTCAGTTGGAATGGACAATTGGTACAGTAACTTCTGGTGTTATACTTCAGATCCTTGAAGAAGGTGAAAAAGTAAGATATGCTAGAATCGAAGGTACTACTGTCAAAGCTTCTGTTGATCTTTATGGTTCTGGCCTTGAGATTTCATGGAAGACTATGGAAGGTAGAGATCTTGCTAACTTCTACAACGCTATGATGGATTTCAGAGCGAAAAGAATGAAGGAATATGCAGATCTTCACTACGGTCTTTTGGCTGCTGCTGGTGCTCTTAATACTGTTGCATGGCAGGGAGTAGCGGAAGATAAAACTATTGACCGTGATATCCAGACCTTAAACGTTGGATATAACACAATTGGTGAAGCAACTAAAGATTCTGGTTACGGTGATACCGCTAACGCAAGACAGATTCTTTATGCATCCCCCAATCTGAGACAGCGTATTAACGCAGCTTTCAGAGCAACTTCAGCTGATGTTGTTAGAGGTAGCAATCAGGGTACAACTCTTATCGATTCTCAGATTGATGTGAGATATACTTACAACTCTGCTATTCCTGCAAATAAAGCAATACTCGTTCTTCCTGGAAATAAAACCCAGAACTCTGTTTACATGGATGAGAAATCATTCGAGAGACAGAACCCGGATAACCTTTCTTGGTTGAAGTCTTCTTTCACTGCGTTTGGTGCTATTGTAGCTGATTCCGATCAGACTGCTGAGCTTTCATTCGCATAGGGGGTGATTATCTATGGCATTAGTAGTTGGTGAGAACTCCTGGGCAACAGTCGCCGAGGCGGACGATTATTTGACAGATAGGGTAGGTACACAGGAATGGTTTAATTTGGATGAGACTCCCAGCGCTGCTGGTGAACCATCAAAAGAGACATACTTAATCATGGCCTACAACTACCTTCTAACAAAGAATGGTTATTGTTTGGACAGTACTCTCACCGATGAAAATGTCAAAAAGCGCAAATAGAGTTTGCTTTCTATTTCGTTGATAACTTCACCGAGTTTGAAGATGATAGTAACTCACTTACAAAAGGAGCAGGAAGCTTTAATCTCTCTAAATGGAGAGAACAGCTTAACAGTGAAGCTAACTGGAACGGGGACTATCCCCTTCCTGCTTTCGTAAGTGTATTTTTAACCGAGTATCAGTGTACAAATGTAACTGTAAACTTAGATGCGGATGACTAAATGGCAATTAAAATCGGAGGTCCTCACAGCAATTTTGAAAAGGACATGAAGAAAAGTATTGCTGTGTTAGACGCAAAGTTACAAATAAGATCTGACAAGATATCAGCAATCTTGATTGATGCTTATTCTAAACCTAATTTCTCAGCAAAGTACTGGAGGAACGTTAGGAACGGCATAAACAAACAGTACAATGAAATGAAGGTTATATATAGCAAGTGGGCAAAAAAGGGTATACCGGCCGCCTACCGCTCTTCTATGCGTTTTATTTTCGACAACCTGAACAGGAATAAGGAAATAGCACGAAGAGCAAAGAGATCGTATAGTGACTTGGTAACAAGTCCTAGATCTAATAAGATTCAGTCTGTACTTGTGAAAGATGCTATACAGGACTGGATTGAAGCTCTGACTAAAGGTCAATCGGGAATTAACAGACTTACAAGGAAGACACAGCAACTGATTCTACAGGAATCGTTTATAGATGCTTCTGTTGTAAAGGCAATTGAGTCAGGTAACTTGATGAATAACAAGTTCTACAAATCACTCAATTTGTCAAACACATTAGCTGGAACATTGAATGAGCTGGCTGATATAGTTGATGGACAGAAATACGTAGTTGCTGGATCTCGAAAGTATAGTCCTAACTATTATGCTGAAATGGTTACAAGAGTTAAGTTCCATGAGGCTCAATCGTTCGCTGCAGTAGCAACAGCGGGGAACTATGGAACTTCACTTTTAAAAGTCTCAAACCATAATACGGTTTCTGAGATCTGTCAGAAGTATGAAGGTAAAGTTTATAGTGTCGGTGGTAAAGATAATAGGTTTCCACCACTTGAAACAATGAGTCCTTTCCATGTTAATTGTTTACACTTGATGTTCCCCGTATTTGTAGAGGGACTTGAGGCTGATGGAGGACTTGATAAATGGGAAGCATTTAGTAAGGGAAAATCAAAAACACCTCCTGGACCTAAATCATTTATTCCAGTTGATGAGAGGGAGTAAGATGTATACTGACAGATGTGATATATTACCGATTACTCGGGATAGTCAATTTGGAAATGAGACACTCGGGACTGCAGTCAATACGAAGTGTAGAGAAGAGACTGAAGACACAGTTAAGAAAAGTAATACTGGAAGTAATGTTGCTTACAAAAGACTATACATTCTTCCCCCAAGTACTTCTATCAACAAAGGTGACAGGATCAGAACTACTAAACGTAGAGGAAAGACTGTTACAGAAGATTATGCTAATGTGGATGAAGTCTTCATTTTAGGGAGATATAAACCACATCATATTGAGGTGTATATTTACAGTGTTTAAGCTAGGAACGAACTTTAAAGAAGTTGAAAGAAACATCAAGAAGTTAGCTCGTAAGTCTCCTGCTGCTTTTGAAAAGGCTATGGCAATTGCGGGTCTCACATTCCTAGACTGGGCAAACAATGGAAGCTCAAGAGAATCGAGAAAACCACCAATAAAATGGGGATTTTTAAGAGGTTCAAGTTCAGTGTTCCTAGGTAATAAATTGCTAGGAGCATATGAACAGGAAGACAACAGAGAAGCAAACAGGTCACATAGTGAAAAGCCATTTACTTTGACCTGGGGATGGAATGCTGAATATGCAACTAATATGCATGAAACTGATTATCAGCCTGGAGAACATTCTGAGAGGGATGGCGATGCTGGTAATAAATGGCTTGAAAAACATATAAGGGCTGATCGCGATGCACTCATGGAGATGACTACTAAGACAGTTAAAAAGGAGCTTGGGACATAATGACATATAACCTTTCTAAATATGTTAGTAATAACTCATCAATTGTTCCAGTAACTAATGGTGAGAATCCAGAAAGTACTGGAGACAGAGTTGTGTTAAACGGCTCGGGTGGAGATGACAGGTCAAGAGGGTTGAAGGTAGACAATACTGTACAATTTGTTTCTAAGGCCAATGACTCTGTCACGTCAAAAGAACTTATTGAAGAGGTTCATTCTCTTCTTAAGAATAGGTTCGATATTGTATTACCAGAAATAACAGTCAAGGGAACTACTTATCCCGCTGTTATTGCTAGCAGTATCTTGCCATTACAGATTCCCGGGTATCTCGGGACTGACAACAATGGATTGCACATGTGGTCCGTTAATTACCAGATTACTACCAAGGAGGAGTAAATGGGTTTTGGAAAAGCATTAACCGACTGGGGATCAGGTCTTGTAAAAGGGCCAATAGGTGTAGTTCAGATCGGTTACAAAGGTTACGACCTTGGAAAAACTGTCGATGATGCCGAGCTCAGTCCTGATCTTGACATTAAAGACATCATCTACCAGCAGACTGGAACGAAGGCTTTAGACCACACAGTCACTGGTGCTAATTGGATGATTTCGGGCTCGTTCGGTGAGATTAAAACTGAACTTCTCAAGATCATTTGTCCTTATCTTTTTGATTCAAATGGGTCAGAAGGTGCTGACTCCGGTACGTTTAAAGCTGACTTGTACACAAGTCTTCTTGACACAGTTGCCGATACAGTGAAGATTGCTTCTGTTGAAAATCAGAATCCGTCTGAAGCTGTCGAAGATACTATGTATTTTTACAAAGGTATTTTCTTAATCAACGCTGCCCTTATTAACTGGGGAGCTGACTCACAGAGAAACTTACCGTTTGAGCTTATGCTTAAACCTCGTCAGATCACTGATGCCGAGTCAACAAAATATGCTAATAAGTCTGTATTTGGTTACTACGGAGATCCTTCTGTAGAAGATCCTCCTGCTGCCACATGGCCTGACTTAGAAGCACCTTATGCAACTGCTGCAGAAGTTACTCTGGCAACAGAGATGACTATCACGTTAAGTGAGAATGCAACAGCCATTGCTGGACCAACTCAGATCGATAGATTCAGTGTTAAAGTTGAAGGTAACTTTGTTGCGCCGACGTCTGTTGGCTATGCCACGAATGTGATTACTTTAACTATGCCAGCCACAACTTTTGCTGCAGGTAACTCAGTTGAAGTGTCCTACAGTGCTGGAACGTTTGAGGACGGTGACACCAATGCTAACGAAGACCTAAGTAACTACCCAGTTACTAACCCGTTGGTTTAAACATTTTTTAAAAGAGGGAAGCTTATGTTTCCCTCTTCATATTGAGGAGTATGTATGAAGTTTACAGCTGATATTATTGAGATTAACCTTGAACTAACGGGTCTGCCCGACGAAGAAGGCAAGAAAGAGACGAAGATATTCATCCCCAGAGAAAGACCTTCAGTGGACTTTGCAGAGTCAGTAATTAAAAAGGGAAATGAGTATGTTGAAGAACAGAAAAAATTAGAAGTAAAAGAACAGGATAAAATATTCCTTGCTAATATGAAGTTCCTGGGATGGGTATATAAAGATTTTGACTACAACTGGGTTAGAAAAAACTTTACCCCCGGTCAAGTGGCAAATATCCGTGAAGACGTTGCCAATGGACTTATGGGAATAAAAAAAGAAGAGCAGAGTTAGATGCGGTACTGTCTCTGTGTTCATACGGTATACCGCCAGGAGATGCTCTTGAGCTACTAGAGTATAATGAGATAGATTACTTTATTGATAAGTATTCAAAAATAAAGTTTAGGCTTGACACTGTAAAGAAGCTTCAATTAGTTGATACAGTAAGAATGGCTATTATATCTACTAAGGGTGGTAAGAAGGGTCTTCAGTTTTACAAGAAATGGGTAAATGATCAGAAAGACCATATCAGGGAAAGTGTCAAAGATGTCAAAAAGAAAAAAGATAATATCTTTGACCGTATTAAAAACCGGGGAAAAGAACCTACGATTTTTAGTAGACTTAAAGGGAGTGACTAATGTCTTTTAATGCAGGAGCAATAGTAGCAACAGCTGGTGTCCAGACAAAGAAATGGACTAAAGGAATTGGAGTCATGGGGAAGAGCTTAGGCGTCCTCACAGCTGCAGTTGGTGTAGCCGCAGTTGCTCTTGACAAAGCAGCAGAAAAAGCTGAAGATTGGCAGGTCTCTTTAAGGAATGTAAACACTTTAACTGATGAAGCAATAGTCAATAGTCAGGAGATGGCAAAGAGTTTATTGATGCTAGATCCGGCTCTTGGCAGTACTATTGAGTTAACAGATGCTATGTATCAGTCATTCTCAGCCGGTGCTGCTGATATGGATGAAGCAATGGCAGTGACGGTAGATTCCGCTAAGTTCGCTAAAGCGGCAGTTACAGACACAGCTACTGCAGTTGATGTACTGACGACCGCTCAGAACGCTTACGGTAAAGAAAATATGAGCACTGCTGAAGCTTCAGACATATTCTTTACAACTATCAAACAGGGAAAAATCAACGGTGAACAATTGGCATCTACCATTGGTAAATCAATTCCCTTATTCTCATCATTAAACATCCCACTCGAAGAACTCGGATCAGGAATGGCAGCAATGACTAAGCAGGGTGTAAACGCTTCTGAGTCGACTACCCAGTTAAATGCAATTGTAAACTCATTCTTGAAACCATCTGCTGACATGAAAGCTGCGATGGAAGAACAAGGTATTGCCTCAGGTTCAGCTCTGTTAGAGACTGAAGGCTTATCTGGTGCTTTAGCATTTTTGGAGAATGCTTCAGGTGGATCAAAAGATGAACTCTCAAAACTATTACCTTCAATTGAGGCTGTACGTGGTACACTTGCTTTAACTGGTGAAGGTGGTAAAGAGTTTGCTAACATACTCGAAGAAATGGAAAACTCAGCTGGAGCAACAGATGAGGCTTTTGCTGAACAGATTTCTGTTTATGACACTCTTGAAAGTGCCATGGAAAAGGTCCAAATTGTAGTAGGCAATATTGCTAACTTCTTTAAACAGGATTTAGCTCAGGGTGCTGTGACAGCTGCTCAGGGAATGTTAACATTTTTAACCTCCGCTTCTGGAATGGAAATAGTTGCAAATATTCTTGGGAGTTTATCAGGTGCTTTTGAATTATTGAAAGCATTTATAGATCCAGTTGTTGATGTTATGAAAGATATATTCCTCACTACTTTTACACAGGTCAAAGACTTGATGATAGAGATAATGGGACCTGTTGGAGAAAGCACTGCTTTATTTGACATACTAGGAACCGTGTCTGCTGGTGTCACTTCAATATGGAGAATCATGGGAGTGTCGATATCTGGTCTAATAGATAATATTGGTAATCTTATTATTGCAATAAAAGAGACTGGTGGGACTATTGGTTCTTTCTTTGATTTCTTGAAAGGTGATAAGACGTGGGATGAAGTTAAAGAACAGGCTTCAGCCGCAGGTGATGCTTTTAAAGATCTTGGTACTGGTGTCGTAGACAACTTCGCAGCAATTGGTCAGACAATTGTAGATGAAGTTAAAGGCTTTTCTCAGTCTGCTGTTGAAGGTTCAAAGGTTATTGAGTCTTCTTTTAAGACATCTTTCCAATCAGTATCTGATGGAGTTAGAAACAACTGGGGAGAAATGGTTACAGGACAGGAAGCTTTCATTGGTGATATGCTGAGTAATAACCAGCTGTTAGTGGATGGAATTGACCAGGGTAATGATGAAACGGTTGAGAGTACAAAGACAACTGTACAGACTATAAAAGAATTGTGGAATGATGCCTTCCAAGAAGTTACAATATCACTTGGAACATTGTTTCAAACAGGAATGGATGTAATAGGTTTTGGGCTAGACTCATGGGCAAGTTTAAGTCCTTTACATTTTCAGAATGAGCAGGCTGAATTAGAACTAGCTCAGCAGGCTGAAATGGACATATTGCAACAGAGATTTGATGATGGTCTAATAACTCAAGAACAGTTTGATGAAGAGAAAAAAGCGCTTGATGAGAAAGCATTAGCTGAGAGTAACGCCCTTGCTAAGAAACAGTTTAAGAATCAGAAAGCATTGGACATTGCTAATGTGTGGATGTCTGCTGCCAGTTCAATTGCGGGTTGGTGGAAAGCTGGTGCTGCACTTGGTCCTATTGCTGGACCCATCTTTGCTGGTACTATGACTGGACTAACTACTGGTATGGCAACAGCTCAGACTGCTTTAATTGGTCAACAGAAGTTCGTACCCCAGAAAAGAGCTGGAGGTATGGCTGGTGGTCTTGTACAGGTGAATGAAGCAGGTGGTGAGATTGTATCTTTACCTGATGGCTCACAAGTTATTCCTAATGATATTTCTAGACAGATTGCTTCAGCCTCTGGAGCAGGTGCTGGTATGACTATTAACTTTTATGATACTCAGATAAATGACGATATGGATATAGAACTGGTAGCTGAAGAAGTTTCCAGAATGATCGCTCAGAAAACAAGGATAGCATCATGATAGAATATGAAATATACGACGAAAACGATGTCGCTGAGAGCTTAAACGGTGTTTTAGTTCCAGCAATCTCAAGGGGCAGTTTAAAAGCTGGGTCTGAGATGATTGGCTTTGAACAAAAGATTGTTGAAAAAACATTCTTGTCTGGAGCCACATTAGTTGGAAACTCAAGACTTATGTCAAGAGAAATGATATTTGTTCAGGATTTTGTTTTCACTGAAGATGATACATTCGATTCTTATTTTAACAATATCATTCAGAAATGGAGAGGAGCTGTTAAATTAAGAGATAAAACAAACCAGAAAGAAACCGACATTGCTTTGATGAATCTTGAGATTCCTTATGATAATGGTGCTTTTAAAAGATCAGGCTCATTCAGAGTTAAGATTAAAATGCTTAATGCTTACTGGACCGCTGTTAATCCTGTAACATCTTCTCACGCTTTAACTACAGGCATAAACAATATACCCATAACTAATAGTGGTAACCTGGTTACTTATCCTAGTTTTGTTTTTGATGTTCCAAATCCTGCTGATCAGTTAGATATCTATATTGATGAGACAAAGGAAGGTTTACAACTTGTTGACGATACGCTAGGAACACCGACTTTAACCGAGTTACTTATTGACTGTGCACTTGGAACTTTAACAATCGGTGGATTTGATAGGACACAGAATATAACTGACAGAACAGGTTATTTTCCTTTTCAGATTGGAGATAACACTTTAGTGATTGATATTCCTGTGGATGCTGATGTGGATATTGAGTTTTATGAAAGGTATTATGTATGAACCCAGAAGATTATTCTCCTGTTGCTAGTACGTCAGTTAAGCTTGTTTCTTTAACAGGTCAACTGATTCAGTACCTAAGAAATACTGATGACACTGGAGAAATACTAAAATGTACAGTTGAACAACTCAAAAATGGTGGCGTAAACACAATTGTTTTCTCTGTAGACAGGAGAACAAATATTCCCGTGTTTCCAGGCTTGATCATTGAAGTATACAAAGATGCTGAGCTATTTGCAACCGGTTACTCAGACACAGTTCCTCAGCCTCAAAGTGATAACCCAGAACTTGAAGTGAAGTGTCTTGGCTTCATGCACAAGTTAAAGTTATTAACTGTTACTAAGACATACAACAGTGTCACATTAAGTGAGATTATTGAAGACCTTGAGCCTGAGTTTAACCAGGTAGACATATTTTATGATGCTGGAAAAATTGATCTTCCAGCAACTACAGTTACTGATTTAAGGTTTGAAGATAAGAGTCTTTTTGAAGTTATTCAGACTATCAACCAGATAGCAAATGAGGACTGGGAGACTGCTCAGTACAGATGGTTTATTGATAACGAAAGAACAATCAATTTTGCTGAGATTCCTCAAGAAGCAGACCGTGGAATATTTGAAGGCTTTAACTATCAGAATCCAACTGTAGAAGATGATGATAGCAAAATAATAAACAGAGTTTTATTATGGAGAACTTCATCCGCAGACAGTAAAGAGACTGAGTACATCACTACTTTAAATGATACTGACAGTCAAGGTAAGTATGGTATAAGAGATAAGAAAATCACATTCCCAGACTTTATGGATACAACTAC